AAAATAGCGGGCGTTGACGGCTCTAATTTTAGAGATATTTGCAAGTTGGCAATGCGAAGGGTTGCCGTTGACGGCGAGGTTTTGATAAGAATAATTAAGGGATACGATAACCCATTTAATTTTGGGCTACAAATTTTAGAGAGCGATTTGTTGGACGAAAAACTCTACGAAGATTTACCAAATGGGAATTCCATTGTAATGGGCGTTGAAAAAGACGGCTATGGAAAACCTGTTGCCTATTGGCTGTTTAATAGATACCCGTATGATTTAAACACGCAAGGCGTTAAGCACATAAGAATACCAGCAGACGAAATGATGCACCTTTTTATACGAGAAAGACCTACCCAGACCAGAGGTATACCGTGGTTTGTTTCGGCAATTATAAAATTAAGAATGCTTGGAGCATACGAAGAGGCGGAGCTTGTAGGTGCAAGAATTGGTTCGGCAAAAATGGGCTTTTTTACCCAGAGTTTAGAGGGCGCGGAATACACGGGCGATAAAGAAGAAAACGGCGACATAATATCAGAGGTTGAACCAGGAATATTAGAGAAATTACCACCAGGCGTTGATTTTAAACCTTTTAACCCAAGTAGCCCGAACACCCAATTTGAGAATTTTAATAAAGCTTTATTGAGAGGTATTTCGTCGGGAATAGGCGGAGCATATAACACAATAGCTAACGATTATGAAAGCGTAAACTATTCTTCTTTGAGAGCTTCTGAATTGGAAGTAAGGGAATTTTGGAAGGACATACAAGAGTGGTTTATAAGTAATTTTTTAGATAGAGTTTATAATGAATGGTTGCCTTTTGCTATTTTATCTAACCAAGTAAGCATACCATATACAGACATTAAAAGGTTTACAAGTATAAAATGGCAGGCGAGGCGTTGGGGTTGGGTTGACCCCTTGAAAGACGCGCAAGGCAAGGTTTTAGAAATGGACAACGGGCTAACCACCAGAACCCAGATTTTAGCTGAGCAGGGAATAGATTTCGAAGATTTATTAATCCAAATGGCAGAAGAAAAGGCACTCGCCGAAAAGTATGGCATAGATTTGAGCCTTTTAACAAGTAAAAAAATAACACCACCGCCTATGAACCAAGAGGCGCAAGGGGGTATAAATGGCGAAGCAGGAACAGACCAAAGCCAAGAACCAAACAATCAAAACGGAAATTGAAAAAAGAAATTTCCAAATAAGGGCAGAGGATATAAACCAAGAACAAAGAACGATTACGTTTCCCTTTAGCTCCGAAGAGCCTGTTGAAAGATGGTTCGGAATGGAGACGTTGGACCACAGTCCAGGCTCGGTTGATTTGTCTCGAATGGACGGGGCACCACTCCTTTTAGACCACGACCCAACAAAGCAAATTGGAGTTCTCGAAAAAACTTGGGTTGATGGCTCTGTAAAAAGAGGCTATACGACGGCACGATTTTCTAAAAATCCATTGGCACAGGAGGTCTTGCAAGATGTAATTGATGGAATACGAAAAAATGTTAGCGTTGGCTATAGAGTAAACAAAATGGTTTTAGAAAAGCAAGACCAGAATGCGGATTCTTATCGTGCAACGGATTGGCAACCGCTCGAAGTTTCAGTTGTGTCTATACCAGCTGACCCGACGGTTGGGATTGGGCGAAGCGAAGAAATAGAAACACAAATAATAGATTTAAGAAAAAAAGACAGGGGGGCCGAAATGCAAGAAAAAGACAATGTAAAAGTAGAGGTAAATGAGAACGAAATTAGAAAACAGGCTATAGAGGCAGAGCAAAAAAGAGTTTCTGAGATATTAGCCATTGGAACCGAGCACGATTGCTTAGATTTAGCGAAAAAATCTATCCAAGCGGGCACGAGCGCAGGCGAGTTTATGGGCATTGTCCTTGAGACAAAATACAAGGCAAGAAAAATTGAAGACGTTAACCCTAATATTGGATTGACCGAGAAAGAGGCAAGAAATTTCTCTATTGTAAGAGCAATAAGGGCTTCTGTTGATAACGATTGGAGCAAGGCAGGGTTTGAAAAAGAGGCAAGCGAGGCAGTAGCAAAAAAACTAAATAAAAGGGCAGAAGGTTTCTATATTCCAAACGATGTAATGACTACCCCGTTACAAAGGGATTTGGGAAAAACAGTCGGAACGGGTTCTAATGTAATAGCTACTGAACTATTGACCTCTGAGTTTATTGACCTTTTGCGCAATCGTATGATGGTTAACAGAATGGGCGCAAGAACTCTAAGCGGTTTGATTGGCGATATTGCAATACCAAGACAAACGGGCGGAGCTTTGGCATATTGGCTTGCCGAAGAGGCGAGCGTAAACGAAAGCGACCAAACTTTTGACCAAATAGCAATGACACCAAAAACTATTGGAGCAATGACTCAGATAACAAGAAAATTGCTATTGCAATCTTCGATTGACGTTGAAGCTTTCGTAAGGTCTGATTTAGCCACAATAATGGCTTTAGCAATAGATAACACTTGTTTGAATGGAACGGGAACAGGACAACCCAAAGGTATTTTAAACTACTCTGGAATTGGAGTTGTTCCTATTGGAACGAATGGCGGGCAGATTACGTATAATAATATTATTGCTCTTTGGGCCTCTGTAGCAAATGCTAACGCAGATTTGGGGGCTTTGGGTTGGCTAACCAACTCGAGAGTAATCGCCAATATGAAAGTAACCCCTAAAGTAAGTGGCTCTACCTATCCTATTTTCTTATTAGATAATTTACCAGATAGAACGGGTATGACAACCCTTGAGGGTTTAGCTTGTGGAATGAGCAACCAAGTTCCATTTAACTTGACTAAAGGCACGGGGACCAATCTATCCGCTTTAATTTTTGGCAATTGGAATGACCTAATAATTGGCCAGTGGGGCGCAATAGACGTATTAGTTGACCCATACACGGCGGGTGCAAGTGGCAGTATAAAGATAAGGTTATTGCAAGATTTAGATATTCAGATAAGGCACCCACAGTCTTTCTCTGTAATAAACGATATAATAGCTTAAGAGGGGGCAACCCCCCTTTTTTTTGAGGTGGTAAAATGAAGGTTAGAATTTTGCAAGATACGATAGCTGAAGGCAGAAGCCTTTTTCAAGGCACAATAACCGAATTAAGCGACGAAGAGGCAAAGGCCCTAATAAAACTTGGGCGGGCTATAAAGTATATCGAGAAAGAGGCGAGAGAGATAGTCGAAGAAATTGAGCAAGAGGTAAAAGGTAAAAAATAATGCCCGATGCAGAGTTATTTACCCCGTTTCCTGACAGCGACATATTTATTAGTGATTTTGCAATAGATGGAATGCTAAATAATACCCCTGTTAAAGTAGTCTTATCTAAAAAATATTTTATAACTGATAAGTTGGGCGGTGAAGCGGGCGTCGCAACCTATATTTTGACGGCAACAATGAAGTTCGGAGATGTTGCTAATGTAAAAGTGGGCGATGTTTTAGTTGTTGGAGCAAAAAGCTACAGCGTAATAGAGTTTAATAACGAAGGGATTGGGCTCGTAAGCCTATCTTTGAGCGAGTTATGAAAAGACAAGCTATTATTGATTTCTTAGATACCAATTTAAGGCAAATATTAGTTTCGAATGGTTTTAATACAGACGCGGGCAAAAATGTATTTGATTGGCGAAGCTATCCGATAACGGCAAAAGAGTTACCAGCAGTTGTCTATAACGATAGTTTAGCAAAGATTGACCCAGTAAGACCGATTGGCTCTTTTAGATGGGTTTTAAGGGTGCAAATTGCTTATTATGGAAGCACGGCTAAAGATGTAAGGAATGGTATATCTGATATTTTAAAAGTGGTTGAGGTTTGCGATAGCTCTAAATTTGGCGGGCAAGCTGTTGATGTATCTTTAGCTGTAGATAGCAACGAAATGGTAATCGAAAAGCATAATACCGAGAGCGGGGCTTCTTTGATTACAATAGAAATAATTTACGACGCGCCACTATGGGAGACATAGATTTGTCCACAGATAAAGAGCTTATAACCCAAAGAGAGTGTGAAATACAAGTTGCAAATATGAGGGCTAATTTTAATGCTCTAAAAGAAGACACAGAAAAATTCGCGGGCGATATAAAAAAGCAGATTGACAAGCTTGAGGCAAAATTTTGGGGCATTATCGGATTATTGTTAGCAAATTTAGGAAGCATAATTGTTTTATTATTAAAAAAGTAAGGGGGCAAAAATGACGCAAGCAATTGGAGCAAAAAGTAGAATAATATACCAGCAAGAGACGACCTTTAAAACAACCCCAGCGACACCCAACGCTAATCTCTTGTATTTTGAGACCGAAAGTTTCCAGTCCACAAGAAATCTTATTGATAGCAAAACAATAAGAGGTTCGAGAGACGCTACTAAGCCTATTATTGGCAATAAAGATGTAAAGGGAACGATAAAAACTGAACTTCAGGCGTATATCGGAACGCTTCTTAAGGGTGCTTTGGGCAATGTGGTTACTGTAGGAACGGCGGTGCCTTATACCCATACCATAACTGTAGGCTCTTTACCAACTTTTACTATTGAAAAAGGGTTTACCGATATTGGCGAGTATTTTCTTTATAATGGCTGTAAAGTGAATAAATTAGACTTAACGGTAAGCCCCGAAGGTTTCCAAAATTTAAGTTTAGATTTTGTTGGAGCAAGAGAAACGGCGTCTACGACAAGTTATGATTCTACCCCAAACGATTTAACAAAGGTTTCTTGGACGGGTTTTAATATAGCTTATATTAAAGAGGGCGGAACACCGATTGCAACGGTAACCGAAGTTACTCTTAGCATAGAGAATAACCTTGACGCCTCTGTTTACGTTATAGGCGGGCAGGGCGAGAGGTATTCGCTACCAGAAGGAATTGTAAAGGTAAGCGGTAAAATAAAGGCATTGTTTGATGGAATGAGTTTGCTCCAAAAGGCTATGAATTCGCAAACTTCGAGCCTTGAAATATCCTACTCTTTGGGCACGGGCGACGGTTCCAGTGGCAACGAGGCATTAGATATCTTAATACCAGAGTTGATATACTCCCCTGTAAGTCCAGCTATAGCGGGACCAAGTGGAGTTTTTATTGATTTACCTTTCGAGGCATTTTACAGCACAAATGCAACGGGTTCGAGCATACAAATGGTGTTAAAATGCACGCAGGCGACTTTATGAAGTATGAAATAAACGGCAAAAAGTATATTCAAAAGCCTTTAGTAATTGGCCAAATTAAGCAAATAGCGGGCATTTTAAACGATTTTCAATTAAAAGAAACACCCACCACGATGGATTTTATAAGTGCTTTGGGCGACAAAATACCAAACTTTTTTGCGATTGTTTTAGTCGAAGAGGGCAAGAGCCCAAAAGATAAAGATATCGATTTATTATCTAAAGAATTGGAGCAGTGCAGTTTAGAGACGGCAGTAAAGGTAATCGACGATTTTTTTTCTTGCAACCCACTATCTTTAGTATTTCAGAAAGTGGGCAGTTGGGCAAGAACCCTGACAAAAGCATCTTAGAAATATTAGACGAAGCTGTTCTTTATTTGGCTAAGGGCGATATTACCAAAAGGGACGGAATAGAATGGAGCTTTACATTAAAAGAAACAGAAAAATATTTAAAGTATGTAATGCGCGAAGTTTTATTCCGAGAAAGCGTAATTGCTTTTCTAATAGGCGAAACGGAAGCAGAGAAAAAAGAACGATACCAGAAAGAATACGAGAAGGCTTGCAAGGTAGTGGGCAGAAAGCCTGGCAAGGCTGAGGTGTTAGATTGGCAGATAACGAAGTAAAATTAATTATAAACGCGATAGATAATACAACAACGGCTTTTAATAATCTCAATAATAACCTCAAAAATATGACCGCCCAAGTAGCTGAGTCTATAACCAAATTTGCCGAGTTAGCTGTTACCGCTTATGAATCTTTCGAAAAAATAAAAGAGTTCGTAACAGAGGGCTATAAAGCTGTAGACGAGTTTAATATGAGCGTCTTAAGAACGGCTACTGTTTTGACCCAAATGAAGGCTTCGCAAAATAAAAATCTCGACACCAAAGAATATTACGAAAAGGCGAAAGAATATGCAGAGGGGCAACAAGAAATAGCTGAGCAAGTAGCGAGCAAGTCTATAGCCTCATTAAAAAACATAGAAAAAGAGATGTTTATAATTAATGAGCACGGGCTAACCATTAGTGCATCTAAAGAAAGTATCGACAGTTTAGTAGCCTTATCTAATGCAATAGAAATAGTGTCTTTTACAGCTAAAAGCTCTCTTAAGACATTAAGAACCGAAACTGAAGGATTGCTCGACGCAGACATAAAAAAATCACAATTAGCTAAACAAATTAATGAGTCTATGGGCGGAGACGATAACCATAATGTTTTGGCTGAAACAATTAGAATGTGGGAATCGCAAGGCCGAGATGTTATGGTTGAGTTGGCAAAATATATGCAAGGCTATAATGCCTCAGCGAAGGATTACGAGGGAACTTGGACTGTAATAGAGAACCACCTTTCCACTATAAAAGACGAAATAATGAGAATGGGCCTCACGGAGCTTTACCAAGATATAAATAACTTCTTGATAAGCATTATTAAGTTTACCAACGAGCATAAACAACAAATTTCGGGCGGAATTAAGGCAGGTTGGGAAAGTGTAAAGGCCACAGTGCAGGCTTTATATACGGTAATGCAACCTTTAGAACCCTTATTGCGCTCTTTGGGTGCTTTAATTGGATTAATTAGCGAGGGTTTAGTTTATATAACGGTTGGAATATTACCGTCTATGTCTAATAAATTGGCGTTAATAGTTGGGCAGTTTGCGGATTTGGGGGCTACAATAGTCCACGCAGTAGACCAGGGGGCGTATGCGGTAACGCTCCAAGCAACAGAAGCATCAAAACAGGCCCAAATGGTAAAAGACAGTATAAATAGATTTTTAGATAAGGGCTCTCGGTTTTGGAACGAAGATGTTTCTAACAAAATGTTAAATGATTTAAAAAAGGCGCAAAAGCTTATAGATGATATAAATAAACCAACTAAATATACCTCGCCATCTTCGTTTAACTCGCCGAAACCAAAAGGCCCAGCAGTTGACACAGACACAGGTAAAGGTGCAGGCGATTTAGACAGGTTAAGGGATTCTTACAAGGCATTAATGGACGAGCTATATTCGGCAACCCAGGTTGGCATAGCAAAAGATTTAGCAGACACCGACAAATGGTTGACCGAGAAATTAAATAAAATAAAAGAATTCCAGAAAAAGGGCGTTATATCTTCCCAAGAGGCTTTAAATGCGATAAATTTGGCCCAGAAAGGGGCGAGCATAAAAGACGATAAAATAATCGAAGATTACCATAAAAAAAGGGTTGATTTAGAGCGAGATATCACTAAAGAGTTCCAGACCGAATATGATAAAAGGCTCGCAGAGGCCCAAGATTGGGGCGATAAAGAAACAGAAAAGCTTGACGAAATTTATAAAAACAACCATTTTGACCAAATTGTTTATGATAAGTTATTGAAATTAAATGTAAAAGAGGCCGAGCTTTACAAACAGGACGCAATGACCTACGAGCAATACCAAGATAATAAAGTTAAAATTGAAGAAGCAACAGCCCAAAAAAGGCAAAAAGTCGAGCAAGATTACCAAAACAAAATAGCCGAGTTAAAAATACAAAATGCTTTAGCCCAAATAGATTTAGATGTAAAGCTCCAAAATGAGAGCCAAAAAGACGCATTAAACGAGCAAATCGATTTAAATATGCGTTTGTTAGATGTTTACAAGCAAGAGGCTGAGCAGTTTAGAGACGCAGGCGACGACCAAAACTATATTCAAAAGATGGAGCAAATAAAGAGGTTGGAGTCCTCCATTGTTGATTTAAAACTAAAATGGTTAGAGTTAAATGGCACAATTGGGCAGGGTTTCCAGTTTGCAATGAAAGAGTTTTCTGATAAAGCTTTATCGAGTTTCCAGCAAGGGAAAGAAATCGCTAACTCCCTAATAAGCACTATGCAAAACGGGCTGACAAGCTTTTTAGATGTAACGAGTGCAAAGTTTATGAATTTTAGAGACTTAGCAATTTCTACGCTCCAAAGCATATACCAAGAGCTTTTAAAGATTTTAGTGATACAACCACTTG